TTACTTGCTGTGACTGCAACGGACGCCGTTCCATAGTAGAATGAGGCGCTCGTAGCATAACTTGTAGAAATCGCGTTAGAAGCAGTAATTGCGACGGAGGATGAAATGGTGTGTGATGCACTTATAGCAACAGACGCAGAAACCGCATATGACGAACTAGGGACAAACGAAGCGGTAACTGCTAGAGACGCACTCGGAACGAAAGACGCAGTAACCGCCAATGATGCGCTTGGCACATAACTGGCTGTGACAGCCAGAGAAGCGCTCGGAACATAACTTGCAGTAATTGCCCAAGATGAACTGACCGCATAACTAGAACTTATAGCCAATGAGGCCGTGCCTGGATAAAATGATGCAGTGAAAGCGTAACTTGAAGTCGTAGCGTTAGACGCAGTTATGGCAACAGATGCCGAAACAGCAAAACTAGATGATAGAGACGCCGACGCATAAGATGACGACAATGCGGAAATACTATTAGAAATATTCAGTAAATAACTGGACGTTATAGCAAACGATGATGTCTTTGCTAAACTTGAAAAACTAGAAGTTGTAGAAAAAGACGCACTTGTTGCGAATGCTGAAAAACTTGAACTTAATGATTGACTTGCCCAAGAGGAAGATACTGAGTTTCCTCCACTACCTCCATTCATAGCATATGATGCCGTTACTGCATAACTAGAACTTAAAGACTGACTGGCCCACGAAGATGATACCGAATTACCCCCGGTGCCACCATTCAAAGCAAAGGACGCCGTTACTGCATAAGATGCGGATATAGAGGAACCTGAGGCATTTGTTGGTGGAAATTGACTATAAAACGAAGCCGAACCATCGGCGTTAACATATCCATTAGAATCAATATAAACGATTAAACTACTTCCCGAGATGTGCGTTTCCCCATAATACGTGTTAGTATCATCACGCTGTAAAATAACAACGTCTTTGGGATTTGGATTTGTATTACCTATGGCCATCTATTACCTTCGTTTACCTAATAAATATAGGATTTACCGAAATTTACCGTAATATAGAGCCGGAGTTGTTTAGTGGGTTTCCTTCAACAAATGGTGGCGGCGTTATAGGAACAATTGCTGGCAAATTTGGATATCTTGGATTTCTCCATTTTTCTAAATTCTCAGGCAATGGCGCCACATTATTTATATCTTTAGTAGTAACTTCTTGTCCCATGATAACTTTCTTAGGTGTAAAGAACTTCTTTGTAGTAGGTTGAGTACCCTTCAATTTGTTAACGATGTCAGGCAATAAATAACCATTTACAACTAAATCAAATTCGCTTTTCACCATTCTATCGTCATCTACTTGCAATTCTACTGCGTGAGAGATGGATTGTAGTTTTGTTCTGAATCTCAATCCTCTTAGGTCGCCCCAGTAATCATCGGTGTTGTAACTGAACTGTTCAACCAATTTGTTCATTTGTTCAATATATTCCGTCCAGATAATAAAGTGATATGTGAATACCATATGCGTTGGCATTAAAACATCATAGACTTCATTGACGGGAGCATTCTGTGGAACCAAAATACTAAATTTGGTGTATCTGTTTTTTTCTGAATGAAGTTTAACAACCGGATAGTTCAGATAACGATTAAACATCATCATCGTTTGGTCACGCTCTGTAGAAGTTCTTTCAAGAGCAATAGCAGGTAAAATCAATTTGCCATTATAATCACGAAACACGCCATCTTTTTGTATAGACTTCCATTTTTCTGGAGAAGCAAAAAAGAAAGGAACCTTAATTTGATTGCCGTCATCAGTTACCGTCATTTGAAACGCCTCAAGTTGTCTCATGATGGCATTGTCAACATCCATTACCGTAACAGTATTATCTTTCTGTTTGTCCGTGTCACGTCTTACTTGATGCGCACGGTTCACGTCAGCCAACTTTTCACTTAGATTAGATGACTCTTGAGCAATCTTCTGACTTAAATCCCCTTTAGCATTCCCAATATTGGGAACGGGATTATTTGGGTCGCCTGTCCATGCCATAAATTAAATCCAATTCTTGATTAAATGAACCAACATTTTTTTGTTTGCTATTGGGATAAAAACATCATCAACAGAATAAAACCACGTCTTATCACTGGTATCAAACATCAGAATAAAATCTTCTCTAATACCATGTTGGATTCCCCATTCATGTGCTGTCGGATGCATTAAATGTATATATTCTCTGTAATCTTCTCCCTTTGAAGTAATCACAGCAATCAATAAATGTAATACATCAACGACTTCATCCGGTGTATTATCTGGAGCACGCCATTCTACATCGGTTTTGATTTCTTTAATAATTGATGCTAACTTAATCATTATACCTGTCTGTTTACAAGACTTAGTTTGCTTAGTCTTGAGTAATGAGTATTGACAATAATCGACAAAGACTTATCAGAAATACCACCAAGGAACTGTTCTTGAACGACATTATCAATTTCGTGATAACGCTTGTTAAACTCAATAATATCACCGATTTCAGGATAAAGGTTAACTTTTTTGAGATTATCTTCTCTAAACTTAAATACAACAGGCACTTGATTTCTATCCACACCAAATTGGTCAGTCTTAGCCTCAAGTTCAGGTCTATCAATAAGGCATGTGCATTCAACACCAGGCCAAAACATCTTACCACTCTGAGGACTAGATTCGCCGTAAATGTTGGTTACGGTCTGTTCTGGACAAATCTTGAATATGAAGACCTCGGTTTGAATGATGTCTCCTGCTAATTCTGCGTTCAATGAAGCGACTAACTTCAAATCCCTCGGGCTAAAAAATCTTCCTAGTAATCCCATATTATTGTTGTCCGTGCATTTTAACTAACTCTTCTGCTAATAGTTTAATTTTTTGAACGGCAGCCTCATGCGATGGATGTAAATCGAACTGTAGGTTAGATTCAATGATTTGTAGAATCTGTTTGCCTATCTTGACTTCTTCTCTTTCGGAAGGGTTGCTCATGTCCGTTTCTGGATTTCCGACTTCCTTGATGAATTTGGCTTCGTTAATATCATTCTTGTATCCAAACAACTTTGCTACGTTATTGGCTTCATCCAAAGCAATACGTTTTGCTTCATTGATATCTTTGATGTAACTCAATCCTACCGCCTCAATACGTTGATAAGAAATTGAATCATCACCATTCGAGAAGACTTTTTTCAGTCCTGACGAAATCAATGATTCATTCTTGTTAGCGGCTTCTTTGAGTAATCTAAAATGATTACCACCAATGTTTTCAAATAATGTTTGTTTCATAAATTAATACTCCGAGCCTGGATGAAATCCTTCTTCATCGTCGATATTACCGCCTAATTTTTCAAGAATTTGTTCTTCGATTCTTCCTTCATTAAGCGCTATATAGTTGTTTACAGCCTTCTTTAATAGTGTAAATTGTTCTTTTGTAACAGACTTAAAATCAATCTCTCTTGGTTCTCCTTGTGCCGGTGTAACCGTAATAGAGGAAAAATCCCAATCTTCAATATTAACTTCTGCACCCTCTGCTGGAGAAGACTTCTCAGGAGGACCAGACATTCCTCTCGCTGGACTTCCGGGAGTTACTTCATAGTCAAGACTAATAGTAACAATAACATTCTCGCCTTCATTTACAATGCCAGGAACCACCACGTTATCAAATTCAATTTCATAATCATCCAATGTACCTGATGATTCATTCAACGATGGTTTAACCATCATTTCCTTTAACACGGCTTTTATCAATGGTTTTAATTCTGATTTTTTCATGTTATCCTATGTAAATAAACAGTGGAACTCTTTTAAGAGTTTCTTGCATCTGTTCTGCTTGTAATGCTTGATTTTCCATCAATTGTTTTTGACTTGCGGCTTGTAATGTTTCTCTTAATTGAGTAATCAAATCGTTCTTTTCTTGTTGGGCCTCGCTACGAAGTTCAGCACCATCCAAAGTTACTTCACCGCCAGGAATTGGAAGTGATTGATACTTCTGACGAATGATACCGAGCATTTCTTTACAACAGGCTAAGAAATATTTACGAATCCATTGTTTACCAACAGAGTTAATATTTCCGTAAGTGATGTTGTTATAAGGAATGTTAGCATAGTCAGCGACACTTCCTGTTCCGTTGCTTGCCAACGAACCACTCAATCTATCATTACGAACCATGTAATTAAAATAGACCTTGAATGAGAAAGTAGGAATTGGAAACAACTTCAATTTGTTGTTTACTAATTCAAATGAGTAAGCAGATTTACGAACCATGTCGTTAAACTGAATTGCCTGACCACGAAGCAAATCTTCAAAGATTGGCGTCATCAAAAATTGAACGGCCGGAGAATAAGCACCAAATCCCATTTCATTGAGAACGTTGGAATAACTCATACCCGTCATTGAGAATGGGTCATAGATACGAGCGAATGCCGGAGGAAAATCATGAAAAATTCTCATGACTTCGATACGATTACAGTTTTCAACTTCATTTGCCCAAAGTTCTTGTAGGTCGTATGTCTGCTGAAGTGGATTGGTTATAATAAAACCTTTCTTCCAGTCTG